GTAAAGGAAGATTCACGCGTCAAGAATTTATCGACGGAACATATACCATGAGTTGGGATAAGAACCGTTGGGAGAAACTAAAGAGGAATGGTTGGATAGAAACGTGGAGACACAGAAACAGAACAACCATCAAATACTCTGTATTCAAAACCTCTTTTAAATGCTCACACTTAATTAGTAGGATATATCGAATATTATTAGGAGAGGAAGATATACCTACTTCGGAAAAGAGTGTGTTTTTTAATAATCAATCGTACACCGATAAGGTAATGAATAAGTCTATCGATGATATGATAAAAGATAATGAACGATGATAGGAAAATTTGTAACTGGCTTATTCGGCAAAGTAGTAGATAATGCAGAAGGAATACTTGACAAAGTTATTACGACAGACAAAGAGAGAGATGAGGCAAAGCTTGCCCTTAGAAGATTACTACTCGAAGCCGAAACAGAAGCCTTCGCTAAAGAAGTCGAAGACAGAAAGAGCGCTAGAGATATGTATAAAGACGATGCAATTATTCAAAAAGTACTTGCCACGCTCTTCACGGTAGCATATTTCGCTTTAAGTTTTGTAATGTTTAGATTCTTCATGATGGGTGATATAGACCTAGGAGAATTTGAAATAAGCTTTATATCAACAATATTCGGTGCTATGAGCGCTAAAGTAAACACGGTTGTCGATTTCTTTTTCGGCGGATCGTCTAAAAAGAACGAACAACAACAAATAAACAATAAATAATTATGGGAATGAATTCACAAAACGTAGCATATAACCAAGGCCAATTAGGTAGTGTATATATATCTAGTCAAGATAAAAGATTTATACCACCAAGTGGAATGGTTATAATATCAATTACTAACGTTATATCAACTACGGTATTAGATGAGTTAATTCCAGCAAATACTTCTAACGCTAAGTTTGTTGGAACAACGGTAGTGGCAAACGGAACTGGTGATGGAGGAACGCTGCACGACGCTGATGAAGCGATCGGCGGGGCCGCAACGGGAGCTTTAGACGCTTTTCCTACTAACCTTGTTTTACCATTAGGTATGACTATATATGGTAGATTTTCTTCGCTAAGATTGTTAGATGGGACCGCTGGTGGTATAATAGTTAATTTTGGCTACTAATGTCTCTAGGTAATAATATTGGTATGGCTCAAACTAAAGGTAAAAATAAACCTATAGTAATAAAAAGAGCTAAAGAAATACATCTTGCAAAAGACTTTCACGCTATAAGTGGTTCACTAGTAACTGGTGGGGCTCCTTGCGCTCTTAACAATGGCGTAGTCACACAATCGTATTTTCATAGCGCTGGTTCAGCGAGTGGATATACCTTAGGCACGTTCTTTTTCACGCAAAAAAGAGCTCATGAGAACTATTATTTGCCAGATGGTAATTATAAGGTAACGCATAATGGCACACTTTATAGAGGTATAGCAATTGTAAATGGAAGAATTGGAACTATAGATAATTGCAAATAAAAAATTAAATTAAATTAAATAAAATGGGAAAAAAAGAAAAGTTGGTTGACTTAAAACCAAAAATGGATAAAATATCCGGTGAGCATTTAAAACAATTACAAGAGATAGTAAACGTAATAAATAACGTTCAATTTAATATCGGTAAATTAGAAGGTCAAAAGCATAACCTGCTTCATGAGCTTGGATTAACACAAAAAAAAGTTGTGGAGTTTCAAGACTTGCTTAATAAAGAATATGGATCTAATGATGTTAATATAGCAGATGGAACCATTAACTGGCCAAAAGATGAAAAATAATATCATAAGAAAAATCACTATAGGTAAAGATTATAAAAACGACTCGATGCACTACGCCGTAGATCAAGAAGTTTATGGTGGTCATAAGATATGTGATATAATAGAAGAAGAAGATAAGTACTGTATATATATAAGAAAAAAAGATATAGTTATACCTTGGAAAGACTTCAATAAAAACATGGCTATATCTATTGAATACAATCTAGAATACTAATGAAAGCTTATAAAGAGTTTGTTATTTCACCTATTGGAGAAAGATATAATAATTCTAAAAAAGTTGGTGATAAAGATTTAATACTTAATACTGAAGTTTTTAATCATCAATACGTAAATAGATTAGCAAAAGTTATCGCTACTCCATTATTATTTCCATCACCTATTGACGTGGGTGATGAAATAATAGTACATCACAATGTGTTTAGAAGATGGCATGATGTTAAAGGTAAAGAAAAAAACAGTAGATCTTACTGGAAAGATAACAAGTATATAATATCTACAGATCAAATATTTCTTTATAAAAAAGAAAATTGGAAAGCAACACCAGGATTCAGTTTTGTCCAACCTATTATATCTAAAAATAAACTAACTAATGAATCAGAAGAACCTTTAATTGGTATAATAAAATACTCTGATGGATCATTTAAAACCGATGAACTAGTTGGTTTCACGCCTAACAGCGAATACGAATTTATTATTGATGGCCAAAGATTATATAGAGTTTTAAATAAATTTATTACAATTAAATATGAATATCAAGGAAACGAAAAAGAATATAATCCAAGCTGGGCATAAAGCAGTTGAAGAATTGATTAAAGTTGCTAGAGAAGCAATAGTTGATTCAGACGAGGATATATCAGCAGACAGATTAAAAAATGCGGCAGCAACAAAAAAGTTAGCTATATTTGATGCATTTGAAATATTAAATAGAATCCACGAAGAAGAGAACATGTTAGAAGGTAGGACTGAAGAAAAGAAAGAAGTTAAGTTTAAAGGATTTGCAGAAGGTAGATCTAAGTAATGTATAAACAGACGTTATATAAGGTCGTAGAGCCTATAAGAATAAATACCATTAAAAGACTTAATAAGTCTAAAAAATGGGAATATGGTTATAATAAAGAAGCTGATATAGTTTCTGTATCTAAAACCGGGCAAATCGGTGAGATAATAGAAATACAAGGTTTTCAAATAGCTTTACCTAAACAACCTAAAGAAATATACAGCTGTAGCAAAACTAAATCAGAGCAGATGTGGAAACAGTTTCCAGTTAATCTTGATTTTAAAAGAATTAAAACAGTATTTGATTGGCAAGATTATCCAGATGATTTTAAAGAAAAACATTATGGTTATATAGACGAAGAGTTCAGAAGAAGAGAAGAAGGATTTTGGTTTATGAATAATGGTAAACCAACTTATATAACAGGTACACATTACATGTACTTACAGTGGAGCAAGATTGATGTTGGAGCCCCAGATTATAGAGAGGCGAACAGATTATTCTTTATATTTTGGGAAGCCTGTAAATCAGACAAAAGAAGTTACGGGATGTGTTATTTAAAAAATAGGCGTTCTGGTTTTTCTTTTATGAGTTCAGCTGAAACAGTTAACCTAGCTACATTAGCAGGTGATAGTAGATTTGGTATATTATCTAAAACTGGTGCTGATGCTAAAAAAATGTTTACAGATAAAGTTGTACCAATAAGTCTCAACTATCCATTTTTCTTTAAACCGATACAAGATGGTATGGACCGACCAAAGTCCGAACTTGCATATAGAGTTCCAGCTAAGAAGTTTACTCGTAAGAAAATACGTGAGCGTGAGGAGATGGATGATGTTGAAGGACTTGACACAACTATTGATTGGAAAAATACAGGTGATAACAGCTATGATGGTGAAAAGCTTTCACTACTAGTGCACGATGAGAGTGGTAAATGGGAGAGACCTGATAATATAAAAAATAACTGGAGAGTTACAAAAACTTGTTTAAGACTAGGTAGTAGAGTAGTTGGGAAATGTATGATGGGTAGTACTAGCAACGCCCTTGACAAAGGTGGTGATAATTTTAAAAACTTATACAATAATTCAGATGTTACAAAACGAAATCGTAATGGACAAACTAAGTCGGGATTATATTCTTTGTTTATTCCTATGGAATGGAATTACGAGGGATTCATTGATAGATATGGACGACCTGTGTTCAACACTCCTGATGAACAGTCATTTGATCCACAAGGATTAGAAATAGATTATGGAGTTATTGATCATTGGAATAATGAAGCTGAAGGTTTAAAAGATGACCAAGACGCTTTAAACGAATTTTATCGCCAGTTTCCAAGAACTGAAGAGCATGCATTTAGAGACGAAACAGGAAACAGTTTATTTAACTTGGTTAAAATATACGAGCAAATAGATTATAACGAAGGTAATAGAAACTCATCAGTATTAACCACTGGTAATTTTCAATGGACAAACGGTGTTAAGGATACTCAAGTGACATTTAATCCAGATCCAAATGGTAGATTTAAAGTAAGTTGGGTGCCTAGTGGAAAATTACAAAATAACGTTATTCTAAAAAACGGTGTAAAATATCCGGGTAACGAACATATGGGAGCGTTTGGGTGTGACTCGTATGATATATCAGGAACGGTAGATAATAAAGGTTCTAAAGGAGCTTTGCACGGTTTAACAAAGTTTTCAATGGAAGACGCTCCAGCTAACACTTTCTTTTTAGAATATATAGCAAGGCCACAAACAGCTGAGATATTTTTTGAAGATGTTTTAATGGCACTAGTTTTCTATGGTATGCCAATACTCGCAGAGAATAATAAACCAAGGTTGTTGTACTATTTACGTAGAAGAGGATACAGAGGTTTTAGTATGAACAGACCAGATAAAATATGGAACAAGTTATCAGTTGCAGAAAAAGAAGTTGGTGGAATACCAAACTCTAGTGAAGATATAAAACAAGCTCACGCGGCAGCAATTGAAATGTATATCAATGACCACGTTGGACTATTAAAAGATGGTACGTATGGTACTATGTATTTTAACGAAGCTTTAAATGACTGGTCAAAATTTGACATAAACAAAAGAACGAAACACGATGCTTCAATAAGTACTGGATTAGCGGTAATGGCCTGTAACAGACACTTGTATAGACCTAACCCCAAGCAGAAAAAAGAAGCATTAAATTTAAGTATATCAAAATATAATAATAAAGGATTTTCATCACAGATAATTAAAAGTAAAATATGAGATCAGAACACTCTATACATTTTCCATCACAAGCGGTAAGCGATTTAGAAAAACTAAGTGAGGACTACGGTTTAAAAGTAGCAAGAGCAATAAGGCATGAATGGTTTTCAGGTACTACATCTAAATACAATAGTCATAAGAACAATTTTCACACACTAAGATTATATGCAAGAGGAGAGCAACCTATACAAAAATATAAAAATGAATTATCTATAAATGGTGATTTATCTTATCTTAATCTAGATTGGAAGCCTGTGCCTATTATACCTAAATTTGTTGATATTGTTGTTAATGGTATGGCTCAAAGAAATTACGAAATAAATTGTTTTTCTCAAGACGCTTACGGCGTAAGTAAAAGAACTGAGTATATGCAGTCTGTATTACGTGATATGAGAGCTAAGGAGTTTGATAAAATGGCCTCAGAACAATTAGGTATAGAATTAAGAGAAAACGATGCTGAAACTTTGCCAGATACAGAAGAAGAACTAGCACTACATATGCAGTTAAATTACAAGCAAGCGGTAGAATTAGCAGAAGAGCAAGCTATAAATGTGTTAATGGAAGATAGTGATTATGACTTAATAAGAAGAAGAGTTCTATATGATTTGACCGTACTTGGTATAGGTGCTACAAAAACTACTTTTGATTTTAGTAATGGAGCCAAAGCACAATACGTCGATCCAGCAGATCTTGTGTATTCACACACAGAATCTCCTTATTTTGAAGATTTGTATTACATTGGTGAATTAAAAGAAATACCAATAAACGAATTAGTAAAAGAATTTCCTGAATTAAATGAGGGTGATATAAAAGATATAGTTGATAAATATTCATATCCTATAGATTACGTAACAAACAGAGATAAAAATAAAGTTCAAGTTTTATATTTTAATTATAAAACACATATGAACAATGTTTACAAATTAAAGTCAACTGCAGCAGGTGGTGATAAAATAATAGAGAAAGATGATACTTTTAATCCACCTAGTAATTTAGAGGGTGATTTTGAAAGATTAGAAAGAGTTGTCGAGACTTTATATGAAGGTGTTTACATTGTAGGCTCTGATAGAATACTAAGATGGAGAATGTGTCCTAATATGATGAGATCAGATTCTGATTTTAGTAGAGTTAAAATGAATTATCAAATAGTAGCACCAAGAATATACGAGGGCAGAATAGAAAGTTTGGTTGGTAGAATAACTGGTTTTGCAGATATGATTCAATTAACTCACTTAAAGTTACAACAAGTAATGGCAAGGATGGTACCAGATGGCGTTTATTTAGATGCTGATGGTTTAGCTGAAATTGATCTTGGTAATGGAACAAACTATAGTCCGCAAGAAGCTTTAAATATGTTCTTCCAAACTGGTAGTGTTATAGGTAGAAGTTTCACATCTGAAGGAGACATGAATCCAGGCAAAGTTCCAATACAACAAATCAGCAATGGTGTTAATAGCGGTAAGTTACAAAGTTTAATAACTACATACAACTATTATCTTCAAATGATAAGAGATGTGACCGGGTTAAATGAAGCGAGAGATGCTAGTACTCCAGATAGAAATGCTTTAGTTGGTGTGCAAAAAATAGCAGCGGCTAACTCTAACACAGCCACAAGGCATGTATTACAATCTATGTTGTTTATAACAGCTGAGGTTGCTGAGTGTTTATCATTAAGAATATCTGATATAATTGAGTACTCACCTACTAAAGATGCTTTTGTAAGAGCTCTTGGAGCACACAACGTTTCTACATTAGAAGAAATGGAGAATCTACATCTTTATGACTTTGGTATATTTATTGAATTAATGCCTGATGAAGAAGAAAAACAATTATTAGAAAACAATATACAAGCTGCATTAGCTCAGCAATTAATAGATTTAGATGATGCTATTGATTTACGTAATGTTAGAAATTTAAAACTCGCAAATCAGCTGTTAAAAGTAAAAAGAAAAGCTAAACAAAAAAGAGATCAACAAATGCAGCAACAAAATATGCAAGCGCAATCTCAAGCTAATGCTCAAGCTCAACAAGCATCTGCTCAAGCTGAAATGCAAAAGAATCAACAAAAAATG